GATTTATTTAACAACCTGCCGCTACATGCGCAGGAAACAATTTGCGCAGCAGGAGCTACACTCACTGCCGCTGCACCAGAAATAGACGCACTCGCTAAACAACATATTAGCGAGTTCGCAAATGATCTACGATCAGCAGCAATCTCAACAATTGCTGCGAGTATTGCAAACAAGACCGAAGCTGCAACCAATGCACTAGCACTCATGGCCCTGCCTAGAAGAGCGCGTTGGACATATTTTGCGCTATTAGGAGTCAAGAGTATGGTCCACCCATGGATATATAACGCAGGTTATTACGGATTCAACATAATGTTCGGGTCCGCCTGCTTGTATGTCACAACCAAAGTGGTGAACAAGTTATTCTGGGCTTCTGCCCCAATCGTCCACAAAGTACTCGACATCACAAAGTCAATTGTATCAACCATACTAAGACAAGGAGCCGTAACCTCTGCCAAATACAGACAGAAGTTTAGGACACTAGAACTACCCGATCTACCAAGATTAAAGGAAGCACATTCTCACCCAGAACAGCAGGCTATACGGGAGCGCGCGCGAAGATTCGCCCGTGACTTCGCGCTCGTCGCATCATCGACACTATTCTATGTACAGCCATCTGCAAGTGAGTCTAAGCACCCTGGAGTTTCATACGTCCACTGGCCATCCGATCTCCCTTCCAAGACTAAGGATACAACATACCATAAGGGACAGATCGAATATTATTGTGATTCAGACTACTATGACGTCACCCTCCCCTATTCCCTGGCCACACGACCAAGACCACGCCTTTTCTACACGTTCGCACCAGATGCAGTAGCTAAAGATTCCACCACAGGTGGGACATACTACACCTTTGACGAAACAGGAAAAATAGAAGTGTCTGTGCCAGGAGGAGCCAAATATTCACATTATTTGTGGAATTTTGGAAGTGACCACGTTAAGGCAAACATCGGTTGTTACACCACGGTATACACTGTGGAACGTCGCCGCATTTCTCCCACCCATCAACTGATCTATCTTGAACCAGTATCGCACCATTCACACCTAGGCACATTTGCCAATTGGTACTACTCCAGCGTGCCTACATTCCAGAGATTTAATCCCGTAGTATTAGCTACAAAAGACGGATCAATATATGATGCATATCTCTTTACCGAGGTCTCGACCTCAAACGGACTCCATTATTCACTAGGAACACCGAGATGCTACCACAGTGTCGAAGTGTCAGCGAAGGACTACTCCACTCTCAGAACAATCGCGTTAGCAAACGAGAAACCTCTTAGCTTAGGCACCATTCGTTCTCATCTACAACAGAAAGATGAGCACACGGCGGCCTTCTTGTGGGCCTTCCTGAAAGCCGGACATTCAGCACCATTTGTAGACAAACTCCACACCGTGGACTACAAAGGCATGTGTGTCTTTGACGTCGCCTCTATGGCAGACCCAAGCGCTAAATCACCTGGCGATCCAGGGGATTTCACTCCACTAGATGAACAGAAACCAATAAACATACCATATATGCAGTCCCTAGTTCCAACCTACTCGCCACTAAAGTCATTTCATTGTGACAGAGCAGCGATCCAGGGCAGACTAGAAAGGATAAAGAAATCATCGACAGCGACGAGAGCAATCATGACGCAATTCGATAGCTTCATAAAGATGATGAAAATAGACAAACGTCTCGTACCATACACGATAGACGAAGTGAGAGCCAAACAACCCAGGCCTACGCAGCAACATATACTAGATGACGCTGAGCTCACAGGACCCTATGAAAGAAAAGGGGTCAAATCATTTGTCAAGGCAGAAATATACGTTAAGGTCACTGACCCGAGGAACATAACCACATATCCTCCCAGGACCAAATTAGAATACTCGCAGCTAATGTATCCAATATCAGATTGGGTCAAAGAACAAAACTGGCCCTTCTACGCGTTTTATAAAACGCCAATTGAGATAGCGCGATCAATTAATGACAGATTCAAACACTCAAACCGATTTATCGAGATCGACGCCGAAAGACAAGACGGACACATCAACGTTGTAGCGAGAGTTTTCGAACTCAAGCTTCTCCAGGCCTTTTACGGCCCGGAATACGCCGACGAAATCGCACGGGTCCACGCAGAAACCTATGACCTACAAGGTACTTCGAAGTTTAAGTACCGGTATGAACAAGGAATGACACGTGGCAGCGGTTCACCCGACACATCAATATTCAACACACTGTTTATGATTGCCCTCTACTACATAGTATTTAGATGGCTAGGGTGCACACCAGTGCAAGCATGGCAATGCCTCATGGACTTCCTCACCGGGGGAGGAGATGACGCACTGATCGGCTTCAACGACGCGGATGACGACCACGTTGCCCAGTTCTTACAGAAGATGAACGAGGTAGCGGACGCCCTAGGCCAGGTCCTAGTAGCCAATGTCAAAACGGACGAAGAGCCAGTGAGCTTCTTCGCAAGATATTACTTTCCGAGATACGGCATGGACAGCTGTTGTGATATAAAGCGAGCCCTCGGCCGCCTTTCCAGCAGCTCTGACCCAATAGCGATCGAATACCCACTCGTAAAATTAACTGAGAAACTTTCCTCACTATACATGACTGATAGAAACACACCATTCATAAGCGATATCATCGATACCGCTATGGACTTAGGCTTAGAAATAGAGCCATCAAAAGCTAGCTCCTGGTGGGCAGTTTATGATGAAAATGTTCAATTTCCAAACGAGCACGTCCCTTGGATGGACACACTTGCAGACAATCAAGGCTTGGACAGGTTCACCCTGTACGGCAGCTTGAATGCATGCGAGCAGGCGGAAGATCTTCTACTTCTGCCACCACTCACTATTCCAGATGACCTCAAACCAAGGAATCAACCATACAAGATAGTAACACCCGATGGAATAGAAAACTACGTCCCAGCAAACGATGAACCACTACCACCTGTAGATAAAGGTAAAGATCGCGTCGAAGAGGGCGGAGGAGTGGAACTAGTGGATGACACCACGACAGTGGTCGCTCCGTCTTCAAAACAGAAGAAAGCACTAGTATTAGCACCAGTCACGTCCGCTCCACCATCAAAACCAATGCCCCATCCCGAGAGATGGATCACGGACCAGAAGAGAGCAAACAAAGGAAAGAATCCTCAGCCGCCCCAACAAGCGAAGAAGAACACTGCAGCACAGAAAACACCACAAAAGCAAACTTCGACGCAGGGAGCGAAAGTCGGACCAACCCCTCCAAAACAGAGCGGAAAAACAGCTAAGAAACAATATCGCGGTAAGCGAGGCGGAAAGGCCAAAGGCCCAGCCAAAACTAGCAACTAAACGAATCTGATGCGCCACCGTTGTATCGGCGCAAGTAATAGACAACACGGGCAAGCGAATACCACTATTTCACAATCAAACCAGGACATAGAAATGAACAAAACACAATCAAACCTAACCCGAGCACAACGCGAAGCTCGCTCACGCAAAAACCAAAACAAGCGGACCGGCAGGACAACACCAAAATCAAAGAAGAGGGCAGTAGTCCCCCACCATCCTATCCACACAGCAATCTCCTCTTTATCGGAGTGCGCCATGGGATACGCAATGGCACTGTCTGATCCATTCAACTTGAATAAGGAAGTATGCATACCAGACTTACACGTCGTACCATCGAAGAAGGTGAAGGCCGTCACTCGTGGAACTTTCACCACGGGAACAAACGGATCCGGATTCATCATGGGATGCACACAATGTAAAGTCAACAATGGTGAGCCAATACAACACAGTAATTCCACATTCGCAGGTAATACTTTTACCGACTTAGGCACAGGCAGAAATGGCGTCGCATACGCACAACTACCATATACATCAAGCGATTTCAAAGGACAATCAGGCGCCTCAACACTCGTCTCAGGGCGAGTAGTGGGCTATGGCCTCCGCATAAGATATATAGGCAACAAGTTGGGCATGGGCGGCCAAGTTATAGGATATAGACAAGCACAGAACGGAACAATTAAAGATCTAACATTCACCCAACTCAGGACATTCTCTCACGCCAAGATGCAGAGAGTCGACGGAGATTGGCACTGTGTCACCTATATACCAGTCAGACCAGAAGAATTTGAATACTCAGATTACCCAAACCTCGCATTAAGCGCCGGGCAAACGCCTCCTCCAAAAGGCAATTTCGAGCTCGGATTTGCGATTGAGGGTACATACAACGCTGCAGGAGTCTTAGGACCAGCACCGTTCGAGTACGAAGTCTACCAGCATATAGAATATTTGGGTCAAATCGACAATATAACCGTCTCACATTCAGATATCAGCTCCATGTCAATCATCAGGAACGCATTGCCAGTTAACTCCGTTTCCAAACATCCAGAGCAAGCACACTTGAGCTTGCTACAACGCATAGGACACTACATCCAGGAGAAAGGAAGCCAAGCAATGAACGTTCTTGCGCGATCAGTCGCAACCCCACTAGCAAATAGAGCACTAAGCAACTTCTCAACGCGAGCAGTACAGTACGCCGAAAAGGCACTACCTGCCCTATTTGAAGCGGGCGAGACAGCAGCGGTCGCCGCACTATTGTAAATAGTACCACCAACCCCCCCCCCCCACATCACGTGAATAGATGTGAAAGCTGCCCCCCCCCTGCGCGGACACCGTC